ACATGACGCATTAGAACAAAACCATCAGTGCCAATTGTCAAAATATCTTGCCAATGATATTTGTTAATTGTCCACGGACCTTTTAAATCTTCATTAAAAACTTCTCTAATGTAATTTAATTCTTGTTCATCAAAAATATCGTCATAAATCTTCATAATATATCCTATATGCAATAAATGTCAAAGCAAGATTGATTGCTATTAGATAGAAAAAATAAATTGACAAAAGAGCTATTTTCATAAATCCCATTCAAAATTCAATTCAATAGTACATGGCACCATTGGTACTTCACCGCCGAAAGTAATCTGACATTCTTCGATGTCTGGATTTCCCATTCCCTCCATATCTTCAATAGAAACGCCCCAGTCATCAGGAGCGAGAGCACATGAAGTTAATAGGAATGTCAGTAAAAAAATACGAAACATAAAAGAGTAAGGAATAAGATTAGTGTGGCAAAGCCATATGATATGAATGTTAAAATTGGGCCTAAAAATTTAAAGAAAGCCCATACAATCAGACCAAGTACAAATAACCAAAATAAAAATTTTGCAGAAAGCATAATGCCACCTGCAATCACCATGAAAGTATCAAATGTCATTTTTTATTTTTAGGTGTTGTTTCAGATAAATCTTCTTCAGTACCAACTTTATGAATCGGGTCCTCTCCGACAACACTTACCTCTTTGACTTCAGTAATCAATTCTGCCACTTGAGTGTACGGCAACGAACCAAGCAGACCCAATACTTTATTCATAGTATCAAGCGGTATCCTCACACTAGCCATCAATGAATTCCTCTAATTTTGCTCCTCCTTTTTCATCGACAAATTTACAACCTTCGTATAATTTTTCGACCAAAAAGAAAAATATATCCCATAAAAAAACGATTGGTGTAGCAACTACGATCTTACACCATCGCACTAATTTCTCTTTCATAAATTTTCCTAAAATATTTTATCCATGACACGATCGACTTCGGCATCGATCTTACGCTTTAAACGATGATCGAATTCTCGATTTATTCGATTTTTAGTATATTCGCCAAAGCCCTGACGCCCGTTACGATTATGCATATGTTGTTGCATCAATCTGAGTTCAGCACGATGATCGCGTTTACCATTGACATACACTACATAACCACCGGTTGTAGTGCCTTTGGTTGCCACAGAATCTTTTTTCTCTTGACCATAAGCACCACCAGACCAAAATCCTACAGCAAAAAAAGTTAAAAGTACAGCAATTTTTGTTGGTGTCCACATAATTAGTACCTCCGTATTATTTATGCAGCTTTCGGTGCAAAGAGTTTACCGAAGCCTTCGCAAAGAACATTGAATGCACAGATTTCCCAGCAGTAGTCAGAGTAGAAATCGTCTTCACACTCGTAAACACGCTGACCAGCCTCGAGCTCAGAAGAACACTCAACCATCATTGTGTCATAGAACTTTTCGAAACCAATCAAGTTTTCGAGAAGACCTTCACCATCAGCATAAGTCATACCAAAGTGGCCAGCGTTACGAAAGTACTTAGCAGCAGCGTCCCAAGGGATGGTGTTACCACCACTGTAGGTGTCTGCGAAAAACTCTGAGATGTAAAGTTGCTTAGCCATATCAACGTCCTTTAGTAATTTACAGGACCCATTATACCTCAGGGGCCGGATATGTACATCCCTAAGTTATTGATTTGATTGGAGATTCTGGCGTAATATAAGTCTTTGATTTGATTAGAGATTTTCTTAGACTATTTTATGTTAATAATTACATTTTTAGATCATTGGGATATAGTTCGCCAATCTGTAGGTTCTTGATGCTCCAAATCATGTACATGTAGTGCCATGAGAGCATAATGTAGAACCTTCATCAGATCCTTACGATTCTTACCATCTTTCTGACCGTATCGCTGTGTGTACTTGAGGATGTTGCCCAAACAGAATCCTTCACCATGACCACCATCAATGATAAATTCTGTGGCTTGGAACTTACCTTTCGCATAGTGCTGATCATACGTAGAGTCGATGTAGTCTGCTAACTCATTTACCAATTCTTCTTCATTAAATTTATATTCAATCGACAAGTGTTGGGCCCTCCACGACTGTACTTTTAATAATGTCAATAAAATCACCTTGAGGTGTCTGTATAACAAATTTTTCTGACATGGGATTATTCAATACATCGGGCATAGTGCCAACTTCTACGATTTCTCTGTCTTCTTTCCAATGTTTAAATTTTATTCTAAACTGTTTCATTTCCATGATTCGAATATACTCTTATCTACTCGTTCTCTTCGTAGACCTTCACCAAAATCTGTATTATCCATCACAGGTTTATCAGCAATATCAGGTCCAATATTTTGTTGTGCATTCTGTTCCACATCATACAACTTCATTCTTGATCTGTCGACTCCAACGACAAATCGACGATGGAGACCGGGGTCGTTATATCTGTTTTTGAGTTGTTTAATGAGGAGTTGGCCGAGGCTCTCAAGTTCTTCGTTAGAGATGGCGGCAAACATGAAATCTGCAGTAGCGGGCAATCCAAAGGACTCGCTAGTGTCCTCGAGGCCCACATCCGACGACGTGAACCCTGTTCGATTAGTCTGCGTTGCTGTAAAGATCGGAAGGTTGAATTCAACTGCAAGTCCCCTTAGCTCTTCGGCAATTGCTTTAACATAGGAATATGTGTTGACATTGGCACCCATACGGATACGAGATGACACACATAGATTAAGATAATCGATGTAGATAATATCAGGCATGAAGTTCTTCTTCAGCTTCAACTCGTTGAGTAGATGTCGAAGGTGACCACTGCCGATAGAGGCAGTCGGATATTCTTTGACAATCAACTTACCAGCTGTCTTACCTTTAATTCGATTGAGTTTAGTTTCATAGGTGTCTTTCGGATATGTCGCTAGATCGTTGAGAGGGACACCCATGAGATTCGCATCGATGCGTTCTGCGATCCTCTCTTCAGCCATTTCTAAGGTGACATATAATACATTCTTGCCTTGCATGAGATTAGATGCAGCGAAGTGACACATCATTAGTGTCTTACCTACACCAGTACCAGCGAGGATAACGTTAAGTGTTTTACGAGGAATACCACCACGAGTGATACGATTAAAATAATCGAGATCGAATGGCTGACGTTCTACCTTCTTGTGATAGAAGTCGTAGCGTGTTTCGAAGTCTTCAAGGAAGTCATGCCCAATATTGGTGTCGAAGGAGACAGCGAGCGCATCAGACAAGATTTCAGGCAATGCACCTTTGTCTTTGTCTGACTTCCCATCAATCACCTGAATCGATTCCATAATGGCGTTGTAGATTGCTTTGTCTTGACAATACTTCTCTGTCTGCTTCAGCAGCCATTCTTCATCTGTATCTGATTTATTGAGCGATCCAATGAATTGTACACAAGCTGCATGAGTATCTGTATTGAGAGATAACTCGTCTACCTCGATCTTCAGTGCTTCACGAGATGGACATGCATTATATTTTGTAAAGTACTTGTTTACGAGATTAAATGTGATACGTTGTTCGTGGTTGACAAAGTATTCTTCTTTGAGAAATGGTAGAACACTACGAATATAGTTCTCATCATATAATAGATTGCTGAGTATGAGATTCTCGATTGAGATATCACTCATTAGTTACAAACTCCTCTATCTCTTCGTCTGTGATAATAGCAGAGTGACCAACTTGATAGGTCTGCTTTATATATTCATTAAATTTCTCTGACGTCACAATTGGCAGCCAAAAATCTTTACTATCGGTTTCTTTTAGTCTGAACTTCTTGTCTTCTATTTCCCCGGTGGCAAGATCTGTACGGGCATACCAACCATTAGAGGGCTTGACAACGAATCCTCCTGCCAATGCGATATCCAGGAGTCCACTCCAACGACTAATACCGCCGCCATGAGTAACAGTAACAGGAATCTTGGATTTCTCTCGTACATAACGTGATTTCTCCACATTGATAATAAAGTTATATCCTACCACATCTTTGCCTTCTTTTTCTTGTTGACGACCAATAATGTAGATGTTGTCTGCAGAATAGTATGAACCAGTACCACCACCAACGATATCTTTCGGGAACAATGCCATCTCTTTGTAAGTATGATTTACAACGACCATCGGAATATCTTTCAGTGTGAGATGTGGTGTGACCATACGGAACAATGACTTGATCTGTTTAGCTCGTGACATATCGGCAACTGCCTTCTCATTAAGTGCATCTTCGACTTCTTTCTTCGAAGCGAGGTTACCAATCGAATCGACAATGATGATGACCTTATCACCACGATCTACATTGTCGAGTTGCTTCATGATATCGAACTTAAGTTGTTCAACGTCAGTCACAGGAGTGTGCAGTACACTATTCATATCGATACCAAAGGTTTCGAAGTATGATTGAGGTGTACCAAACTCAGAGTCGTAGAACAACAACGCAGCATCGTCATACTTGTCGAGGTATGCTTTCGCCATCAACAAACTGAATGCTGTCTTAAAGTGTTTACTTGGACCAGCCCACATTGTAAGACCAGGTGTGAGACCGCCATCGAGTCTGCCTGACAATGCAAGGTTAATGATAGGAATGGCTGTTGGAATCATGTCCTTCTTTGTAAAGAACTTTGATTCAGAAAGGATAGCTGTATCCTTGATGGTTGAATTCTTTTGAAGCTTCGATAAAATTGACAATGTTTGTACTCCGATGATAAACCAATAGAGATATATTACTACAAAATACTTTTTTTGTACATATCAAACTGGAATATGTTCTATATCATCGCTAACTTCATTCATCGATTCTTCACAATCATATCTTAATTTAATGCTGAATGGATCTTCAGCACCAACTAAACTGTGTATATTTCTTTTATGCGCATCGTATTTGATTTTATTATTTTCATGTTGTCCATCAATACAGACATATCCTCTTACGTCAACTCCATTTAACATGTAAGGTTGACACAACGTCTGCCACCAACCTAATTCAGCTGGCATTAATATTTTTCTATCGTACATATAAAAAACACGATTATAATCAAATAAATCAGCACGATGTATTATAATAAAATCTCTTAAATCTTTTCCCTCGATGGTCATTACTACTTTTTTTGGTTTTACCATATTAGAAAACGTACCTTCATCGTTAAAAGTATGAAATCCGTGTGGTGCCCAATAATCATAGGTATGTTCACAAAAATGTTTTATATGTGATTTAAGTGCAGGATCTATAGTGATATCATATCGACATCTAATTATTATATCATAATCTTTTGAGCTGCAAAAATCTTTTACAGCGAGCGCATGCGCTACGACTTGTTTCATCGCATGTCTTGCTTTCCCTTTCGCCAAATATGGCGCCCATAATTCACTAATAATTTTTTCTTCGCTGCGGCCTCTCCATCTGACAGGTTTATATTGTTCACTCAATTCACCGTTTTTTATTTTTCTTAAAATTTTAAGATTTCTTTTAATTGTGTCTCTATCGCCAACTGATCCCACTAAATAGCTATCTGTAGGTTCTTTGTAAAAACGATTTATAATTCCAGCAATATCTTTTTGTCTCTGATCTTCCCACGATGTAAAATAAAAATCAGCAGTGGGAATTATAAATCTCATTCTTTCTATATTAGCTCTATAATCACCGCGTATTTGACCCGAAAAAACGACAGCTACTCTCATTTTGTCTCTCTTAAATATAATTCTAAATCTTCTGGTGTACCGAGTCCCCACATTTGATCTATTTCATAAGCAATGATTTTTTTACCATCAGCAATTGCTTCATTAAAAACAGGACACACGTAAAATTCATTGTTGACTCGAATGTTTTTATCTATCATTTGTTTTGCATATTTAACAAAATCACTACCATGTTTCCAATAATAAAAACCAACAGTAGCATCATCACTAATTGGATTTTTCTCTGCAACTTCTGTCACATATCCGTTATTTATTTTTGCGAACGACCATTTTGGATGTGTAGCTTTAAAAGTCACTATGCCACCATCACAATCAGATTCTTGCATTTTGTACATAAACTCTACTGGATTCCATTTCACATATTGATCACTATTTGCAAAAAATAATGGATTATTATTATTGATATATTCTTCGGCTTTTAGAGCAGTAACAGCGGCTCCTTCTGTTATATGATCAATGTCAATGATAGTATTATTTGCATTAATCAGATTCATCATTGTATCGAGATTAAAATCTTTGCGATGTTGATTCTGACAGATGTATATAAAATTACCATCTAATCCAATATTTTCTACTACTAACTGAATCATTGGTTTTCCTTTGACTTCAATCAGAGGTTTAGGAAAAGAGTAACCTGCTTCAGAAAATCGAGTGCCGGCGCCGGCCATTGGTATCAATATATTGAGTTTTGGATCTTTCCATTTTAATTGTAGAGGTTGACCAGTAATCTGCGGAACAATGTTTTCTATTGTCACATCATTTGTATCTTTGACTCGTATGACATTTGCTGTCGATCGAGTCGCTGCTAATAAACCTGGTGGTGAATCTTCGATAATGATTGTCTCTTCGGGCAATACGCCAATTTTTGACATTGCTGTCCAATAAATTTCGGGATGTGGTTTAGCATTAGTCACATGCTCATTAGCTAACAATACATCAAATATATTTGTTAGACCAGCTCTTTCAATTGCTGCATGCATTGTAGCCCGTATCGAATTTGTACAAACTGCTAATTTATACCCAACTGATTTTAAATACATCACTAATTCATAGATATGATCTATGCGTTCTAACTGTTCTATTTCATTTTTTGTATATAATTGTTTTTTTGTAAAGATATCTGACCACAATGATTGAGGTAAATCTTTATGCTCAGATAATAATTTTAACTTTTGTGTTGTTTTATGACCATCATATATCAATCGATGTTCTTCTAGTGAGATAGAATAATTACCGACTTCAGCGAGAGCTTTATTCAGTGCTCTGTAATGAATATCTTTTGCGTTTATTAAAACGCCATCTAAATCAAATATAACTAACTTTACGGTCATGAGTCACATAGTGTTCTGCATTATCAGTACACACTCCACAA